TTGCTTATGGCAAAGAAAATAAGAGATTATTATTATACTCTATAGGAGAACAAGAACTTGTATATCCAAAGCAGAACGTTATGTGAAGAGTACAACCTTACCTATTAAGGCACACTAGGGCAATGCACTTACTACAAGACGGAGTTCCATTAAATGAAATTCAAAAAATTTTAGGACATAAAAATATTTCTACAACACAAGTATATGCTGTAATGTCATTAGAACAAGCACAAAAGGCAGTTAAGAAGATTGACGAACAAAATTCATGGTTAGAATAGAGTTTCTCTATTCTTTTATTTGTTTTAGGGGGGTATTATTATGGAACAATTGCTTGAATATATAGAGAAGGTGATTAGTGGTAGCAAACCATTTTGGGGGACTTTGCTAGCAGCTATATCATATGTTTTATTTCCAGAACAAGCATATCAAACAGCTGCAATAGCAGTTGGTATTGCTATGCTATTAGACATTTTGACTAAATACATAGCTTTAAGTCATGAGGCACATGGATTTAAAAATGCTTGTAAAACTAGAAAAATATTTTCAGGCACTTTATGGGAAAAGACAAAAATAAAATTATTTAGTTATTTAGTTATAGCAGTATTGGCAGGTTTGAGCTATAGAGTAACTCCCTTGCAACAAGTCGGAGTTTTCTTTGGAACAGTAGTGTATGCAATAATATTTTTACGTGAAGCTCAAAGCATTTTAGAAAACTTATATGATGCTGGTGCTGATGTAGGTTGGTTAATTAATTGGACTAAAAGAAAACAAAAGAAAATACTTGAAGAAAATACTGTAGACATTATTGAAGATAATACTACTGAATCTAAAGAAGGTGATTATAATGACAGAGTATAAAATTATAGAAAAATATATTACACCTAATAGATATAGTAGACCAAAAACAAAAATAAATAAAATTAAAGGAATAGTAATACATTGGGTAGCCAATCCTAACACATCAGCAATTGCAAATAGAAACTTTTTTGAAAACAGAAAATATGGGCAAAGTGGTTATGGTTCTGCCCATGAAATCATAGATCTTAATGGTGATGTCATTCTATGTATTCCAAAAGATGAAATGGCTTATCATGTAGGAAGCAAAACTTATACAGATGATGCCTTAATTTATTTAAGTAGCTATCCAAACAATTGTACATATGGAATTGAATGTACTCATATAGACTGGAATGGTGTAATGAATAACGAAACTTATCAGACATTAGTACAAAGATGTGCTGATTTATGTATAGAATTTGACTTAAATCCAATTAAAGATAAAGTACTTTGGTTACACAAAGAGGTAGTTGGCTGGAAGGACTGTCATAAATGGTTTGTAGATAATCCTCAAGAATGGATTAATTTTAAAGATAAGGTTATTATAGCTTATCAAGAAAAAATAGAGGAGATGATACGAATGGAATTAAAAGCATGGCAAAGGCAATTAGGAGAAGAAGCAATAGACAATCTTCATAAAAAAGATGACCCTAAAGGAGAAAAACTACTTAATAATCCAGAACAATGGAAAAATACACTCGGAGAAAGTGTTCCACAATGGCTACTTTGGGTAATGCTTGATAGAATAACAAATAAATAAGGAGGTATGTTGTATGTCAAGTGAAGCTATAGTAAGAATAAGCACAATTATAATATCACTAATAGGTGCAATTATTACTTATATTGTTGTGCCTTATATACGTTCTAAAACTTCAGCAGAACAAAGACAAAATATGTATAATTTAGTACGAATAGCAGTTCAAGCAGCAGAGCAAATGTATGATGCAGGGTTGATTACTATACCTAAAAAAGAATATGTAGTTAATTATTTACAAAGCAAAGGAATTAATCTATCCGAAGATGATTTAGACGTAATGATTGAAGCAGCAGTTAGAGAATTAAATATCATTCAAGCTAAAGTCCTAGAGTAAAATCTAGGACTTTTTTTATTGTATTTTGAATACCACCTGCTAAACAGGTGGTTCTAAAAAGCTTTTAGCGGTGAATAGAAAAACCTCCAATGATATAATAAAGTTAGGTCTAGCTAACCGAACTTAATCAAAGGAGGTATCCAAATTGGATAATAATAGTTTATCACATACGAAATGGGATTGTAAATATCATATAGTTTTTGCACCAAAATATAGAAGACAGATAATATATGGAAAGATAAAGAGAGATAAGCGTATGATCAATTAAGTATGAAAGAGTATATAGATCCGTTTACTGGAGAAAAAATAAAGAAGTAAAAAAATAAAGAATAAACCCCTTTAGGGGTGGCTTGAGAAATTAAAGCGGTTGGCAGACTATTCAGTGTATCTTGAGACACTGCAAGTACCATGCCCTTATAGGGCTAGAGCAAACCACCCGTTTTACGGGTGGTTATGATTTATATGTTTTAATTTTTCGATTTCCTCTTGTAATTTGATTTTATCATTTTCTAATCTTTCAATATATTTCATATATTTATCTTGTTGCTGTTCTAATAATTTAATCTTTTCATTCTTGATTGTTTCTAACATTTCTTGATATTGTTGTTTAATGTCCAATATTTCTTTTTGTTTTTCTATATCCAGTTTATTTTTTAGATTTTCTAATTCATTTTTATGGCCAATGTTTATACTATTTATTCTTTCTTGTAAATTCTTAATTTCTTTGTCCTTATCCTTTATAGTATTTTCAAGCAACTGAAAGTGATTATTCTTTTGAAACAATTTCTTTTCTAGTTCTTCAACTCGAGATAACAATTTCTTATTTTCACTTCTAATTGTATTTAATTCTTCAGTATCATTTTCAAGTCTAGTAATTAATTTATTATCTTTTTCTGCTTGTTTTTTTAATTTATCTAATTCTTTTGTCATAGAGTTATTTATGTCTTTTAATTCATTAATTTCTTTAGATAATTTATTATTTTTATCTTTAATTTCATTTAATTGATTTTGCAATTTTTTAATTTGTTCTTCTTTTTCAACGATATTTTTTTGATAATCTGCTTTAATATTATTTAATGATATACTATTCTTTTCTATCAAATTGTTATAGATATTATAAATCCTACTTGTCAGCATATTTAGTTCTTTCAATTCCCCTTTAACATCCAAGACATTATTTGTAAGTTTGTTAGCTTTATAGGTAGAAAGCAAAACTTTTATAAAATCTCCAGCAGTTCCAGTTGAATCAGTTTCTATTAATTTTAACAATTCTTCTTTAATATCACGGTCAAGTTTAACAGCGTAAGTAACAGTATTATTTTTACTTGTCATTGTAAACCCTCCTATAATTATTTTTAATATAAGTAAACATATTTTAATATATAAGGTTTACTTAAAGTTACTATATTTTATTTAAACAATATCATATATAAAGGCAAAAAGCAATACAATTTATAAAATGAAGGCGTATAATCAATTTTAAGGCTATTTTATATAGCGAGGTATATATTAGGTCATGTAATTAAATTAAACGCAAATATGAAGGCGATAGATAGCTTAAAATTGATTTTAAATGTTAACTTTGGACAAGCATAATATATAGCTTTATGTATAAAATGCTAATGTAACACAATAGATATTTTGTTACATCATTAAATTCAATGTAAATATTGAAAATAAGCCATTTTTGTTTTTAAAGGGAAAACTTATATTCATAAATGTAATATAATGTATTGAATTATAACTTTTATTGCAATATAATAAATATAACAAAATAAATATTGGGAGGGTAAAATTTTATGAATGAAGTTCAGCCAATAAGGGATAAAGAAAAAATTGAACAAATGAAAATAGAGTTATTAAAAAGTGGATATAGAGATTATATGATTTTTGTCATAGGAATAAATACAGGATTAAGAATTAGTGATTTATTACAACTAAAAGTAAAAGATGTAAGAGATAGAACTCATATAGTAATTCAGGAACAAAAGACAGGCAAAACTAAAAGGTTTATGATTAATGACCAATTAAGAAATGATATAAATAAATATATACAAGGCATGAATGATGAAGAATATTTATTCCAAAGCAATAAAGGATATAATAGACCTTTATCAAGAGTACAGGCATATAGAATATTAAATAAAGCAGCTGCAAATGTAGGATTAAAAGAGGTTGGTACTCATACATTAAGAAAAACATTTGGGTATTGGCATTATCAAAAGTATAAAGATGTTGCATTGCTTCAGGAGTTATTTAATCATTCAGCTCCAAGTGTAACTTTAAGATATATTGGTATTAATCAAGATATAATGGATAAAACTATAGAGGATTTTTATTTGTAGTTTTGAATATGATATTATCATATATGATATACTCATAAATAATATATGACAATAAAAAAAATATATCTAGCTAATTATTGTCTTTTAACAACAAAAATTGTAGAATATTATTAGTGAACCAAAGAGTAAAGCCACCTATAAAGGTGGCAACAGGTATAAATTTCTATTCAATTGTTTTTCATATAGAAGTATATCATATATTCTATATAGTTGCAATAGAAATTTATACCTTCTTTGAACAACAAGGGAGGTATTTTTTATGGCCGAAAAAAGACATATATTTAGAGTGGTAAAAAATAGTAATTATTCAGTAATATGCAACGTACATCTACAAGATAAAAACTTATCCTGGAAAGCAAAAGGAATTCATAGTTACATTTTAAGTTTGCCTGATGATTGGGAGATAAGGATTAACCATTTAATTACCATTAGCAAAGATGGAGAAAGAGCAACAAGAAGTGGGATAAAAGAATTATATGATAATAAATATTGGCAAAAATATCCAGTTTATGTAAATGGCAAAGTGCATCATTGGGAAACAAAAATATCTGAAGTGCCTTTCCATGACGAAGAAATAATACAAAGCATAATATATAAAGACGGTAAAAAAATAATTAATTACAAATACCAAAAAGAAGAAAAAGCAAAAACTGTGGATAATGTTGATAATGTGGATAATGGTAAAACTCACAATAAAACTCAAAACCTACTTTGCCAAAATAGCAAAGTAGATGAACATATTGAAAATATTAAGGTTGACCTACTTTGCCAAAACGTAGATGTAGGTAATGTACATGTAGAAAATCAAAGACTACTAAATACTAATAATATATTAAATACTGATTTTAATAAGAACTCAGTCAGTCAGTCTAAAAAATCGACTGACATGACAGAAATATTCCATCGAATAAAAAAACAAGCACAAATAAATACGTATCTAGTTGAAGAAGAAAGAAAATTGTTAGAAAAAGCAATATACAAATTAATAAATAGTGATCAATTAAAAATAAATAATGAAATAGTTACACAAGAAGAAATAAAAGAAAAATTATTGCAGTTAAGAGTGGAAATGTGTGATTATGCTTTAGAGAAATATAGACAAATGATTTATGATAATCCCAATATAAAAAACAAATTTCAATATTTCTGTGTATTACTATACAATGCTATAGACGAATATTATGCTGAATTATATTAGTGGAACAAAATTTAAAGGTGAAGCATATGCTCCACCCTAAATCATATTCCAGTCATTCGCTTTTACATTAGCATTCTTTATTTTAATTGTATTGATTTTAGAATTATTTTTATCATCATTTGTATCATCTTCTTTATATTGATACTCATTATCAAATATATTATTATTTTGTTTCATTATTTGCTCAAACATACGCAAAATAGTTTCTTTACGATTAATTCCATTAGATTCATTTTGGTCGAGATAAGCTCTAAAAGCTAATTCTCTTGGTTTTGTTTTATCTAATTTTAATGATACTACTTGTATTTTATTGTTGTTGTTCAGCTTGAAGTTTTTCATTAGTATCACTCCACTCATATTTATCGGCCAATATTTTATATATTACTACATTAGCAAATTGAGGTTGATCTATTATGCTTTTATTACTAAAATCATTATTGTTTGCAATTTCAGTAGATAGTAATTTAGCCCCACCACCAATAAAATATACAGGAATAGAGTTAGCATCTGTATCGGAAAGACCTAATTTAATTTTAATATCTTGCATGATACTGTCAACTTTATCTTGTAACCATTGTGAACAGTAATCTTTTAAGCTGATTTGTTTATTATCTATATTAATTGAGTTTACGTTTCTGTATTTGCCTTGTAGTATGATTTCTTCCATCGTACGAATAAAACCACTATCAAGAGAATTAGGTCTGGGAGATATGCCTAGTTTATAAGTATTAAGTTTGTTCCCTAGTTCTTCTAATACTTCATTAAGCGGGAAGTCCATTGTGATATATTTTTCTTTAATTCCTTTTTTAAAATATGCTATATCTAATGTCCCTCCACCAAAATCAACAAGTACAAAATCAATATTCTTCCAGTTTGGTATGGTAGGAGCTACACAAGCAGATTGTTTAGTTACAATTACATCTTTGACTTTTATTTTATATTCTTGTTCATTTAATTCAATTGTTTCGTACTCATCATTAGACAAGAATAAGTCAATATAATCGTCTTTAAATTCATCATAATCATTTACTGGTGTTCCTGTAACTACATAAAATTCTCCAGTATCTTTGCCTTGCCTTCTTAATTCTCTAGCTAGTCCAACTAATTTAATCATGTTTGCAATTTCACGTACGCTTTTATCTCCTTTGTTTTTAGGTAAACTTTTCTGACATTGAAGTCCTACAAAATAATAACTCCCATTGTATTTTACTTTTTCTAAATCTTCTCTAGCAATACCATTTATGTAATCATATTCTTCTACTATTTTGTATGATGCTGGGATTTCATGTGCTTGTCCTTCTTCGGCACAAACTTTTAAATTTTTATTACCAATATCCACTCCTACCTTAATTATATTTTCCATTTTTGTACCTCCTTCAAATTTTTATTCGTTTAAACGTCGGTTAAACAACGTTTAAACATCGTTTAACTATATATTAATTTTATACCATATTTTTGCAAAAATCAATAGTTTTGTTTAAACGATAGTTAAACATTGATTAAACATTGTTTAAACCCAAGATTTACCATTTAGAAAAATGAATAATCAAAATTTCCAGTTATAAATAAAAAAGTTCTAGGCATTTCCTAGAACAATGTTGTATATTTTTCTTATTACTTTATCTATATTTTGTTGTTCTAAATAATGAACTTTTATGTTTTTTCCTCTAATATTATTCATTACTTTATAATACATTCCATGATTAAGATAATTAGTATAAATAAATACTATATCAATTCCTGTAAATATATTTGTATCAAAGTTCATCATGTTTGGATGTAGAAATATAAAATTAGGTAATAATTCTTTCATTTTTTGCTGCCAGTTTTTATGTCCACCTACTATAACAGCTTTTATATCTTTTAATTTTTCTATATCTATATGTTCATTGTCTTGATATTCTTCTTTTTTATCTAAACTAAATAAGAATTCTCTTAATCCTTTTAATTCCTCACGACCTTCTCTTTCTTGTTTTAATTCTTCTTTTAATCTAGCAATTTCTTTGTGTAGTTGTTTATTTTCTTCTTCAGCTTTATTTAAATTTTGCTTTGCTAAAAATAATTTTTCTGTTGTAGTTTTAAGTGATTTCTCTAATCCTTCTAATTCAACGAATAAGGTTTCTTTGTTGTTTTCAAAATACATTTCTTTGACTTGTTTATATGCCTTAATTAGATATTTTATATACATATTATACATAAGGAACATAGTTGCATTTTCTATATCGTTTAAGTCCATTTTGCCTACTATATAAACATACAGTATTTCATCAATATCTTTTTCTGTAAATTTAATGTTTTCAAATATGGATATACTGGATAAATTCTCATAATCAAATAAAAATGCAGGCAAATCTATATGTTGAATTTTAGTATTTTCAACCAAATCAAAGAATGTTTTAATTTTACCATATTTACGATATATAGATTTTTTAAGTTTTTTAATTTTTTCTAAATCTTCTTCTGTAGCTTTATCTAATGATATTCTAGTAGCTGTAGAATCATTGTAGTGTTCCCATCTAAAATGCAAGTTTTTAATATAGCCATTATAAAAGTCATTATATATTATCTCTCTATTAAAATTAATTGCTAAAAATATAAGTACTACAACATGATATTCTAAATGTATATTATTTTTATCTAATGATCCTTTATGTTTCTTCATAAAAGATTGTGTAAAGTGTTCTAAATTAATTTTAGTATGGTTTTCTACATAAGTATAAGTATATCTAAATCCTTTTTTAAATATCTTATCTAAAGATTTTATAATATCTTCTTGTTTAGTAGCACATATTAATATGCCTAGTATCTTTTTATAGTATTCTTCTTGAATTAAAGAGCCACCTTTAACTATAGCATGATTATATAATTCGTGGTTTTTAGCAGCATTATAAAATTTATATTTATGTTCTTGATATAATTTATCTATGTCTTTATATATTATTTTATTGTTGCCTAGTGCTTCAACTATAAAAGGCAATAAATCAATTCCCATATTACCACCCCTAATATTTATATTATATTTAATTATATAATAAAAAATAGCACTTGCCTAATAAAATATAACAAAAGTTAGACAAGTGCCAAGGGAGAATATTTATAATTTAATTTCAAACATTTATATATAGCATTGATACTGGCTGTATACTTTATAAAATAAAATACTAATATTAAACATGCAACATCTTCTTTAATTTGCTTATTTTAATTTAACTATAATTTTTTAACTCGTGAATTAATAGAATTAGGTGGATATAATCCATATTCATTATATTTTTCTGGAGGCAATATGCCTAACCAATAATCAATCCAATCTTGAGGTTGCATTTTGATAGAAAAATAATCTTCTGCGTATCTATTGAAAAACAATTCCTGTCCCTCAAGTGGGAATGTCTTAACAAATTTTATTATTTCATCTTCATATTTATATTTACTGCCATCTTCTCTAGTTTCTCCAAATACTTCTTCCAATTTCCACCATTCTGGATTAGTTTCTTTTATACAGTTTTTGCACAAATGTATTTCAGTTGTAAACATATCAAAAACGCTACCATAACCTAATGGAGGTATTTTAATCTTATGTAATTCATTATCAGAAAATCTTTTTAAACATTTAAAACAGACATTATCTGGATTTTCAATTGCTTTTGGTTTATTCAAACAATCAACTCCTTTATTATTATAATTTAATTTTATAATATAATTATTTAAACCTTTATAACAAATACAGTTAGATTATATTTCTTTGCTAAATTAATCATATGTCTAGTACCTTTTGATTTTCCATTCCAAAATGCTATTAACGCTCCTAATTCTTTATCTTCACTTGCATATCTAGCCATTTCTTTATTTCTTAAATATCCTGCTCTTTTACCTAAACTCCAGTCAGCAGAAAATCTTTTTAATTTTAATCCAAATTCTTTACTAAATCTTTCTCCTAATTTATCAGCGCCTCTAGCAGTTCCTGAAATTATTTCTACATTTCCTCTTTTAGTATTATAACCTTTTGCCTTTAGACTTCTAAATATATCTAAACATTTAAACCTTAATAAGTTATAATTATTAAAATCCCTGCTGCCTGCTATGATTACTCTCATATCATTCTCCTTATTTCTTATTCTATTAATAATATAACAAATCTTGGACAACTATTGACGTACTCTGCACGACTAAAGTCGGCAGATTCTTTCCTGTATTGCTACAGGCTACATTGCATATTCGGTTCATACCGAATACCAATGGGGGACGCCATAACCCCAACTACTTGGTTTTCA